CCGCTCGCCGAGTGGCGCGAGCTCGACGACGACCAGGTCGACGGCCTGTGGCGCGACTACCTCGACTTCGCCGCGCGCATCGACCCGATCGGGCACAAGCCCGACCTCACCAGAGAGGACGTCGCGGCGATCGAGCGCGCCGCAAAAAAAGCGGAGCTCGACCTCTTGATGTCATTCGGCTCACGGAAGCTCGCGCTCTTCGCGATGCGTTCGGTCGATCCCCCTTCGAGCTGACGGACACCGAGGTCCACTACTGGTGGATGGCCTACGCGGCGGCCTGGGAGGAGCGCCGCCCCCGGAAGGCCGGCCGCGAGAGCGGCACTAACCCAGACTTCCTCCCTCCGCGCTGACTGACCATGGCCGACCCGCGCCGCAGAGCGATCATCACGATGGCCCTCGACGAGCGGGAGCTCGCCCGGGGACTCGATGCCGCGCGCCGGAAGGTCCGCAAGTTCGACGACGACGAGGACAAGGCGAACAAGCGCCGGCGCGGCCGGCGCGGCGGAAAGGACAAGGGCCCCGGCGCGCTCGCGCTCGGAGCGGTGACCGGCGCCGCGGACGCCGCGGCCAACGCGATCGGGAGCTTCGTCACGGGCACTGTCGACGATCTGCTCGAGTTCGAGAATGGGCTCAGTCGCCTGCAGATCGCCGCCGGCAAGACGGCGCCGCAGATGGCAGAGCTGCGCTCGTCGATCCTCGCGATCTCGAAGGACACGGGGATCGCGCCGAAGGCGATCCTAGCTGGCGCACAGTCCTATATCGATTTGACGGGCGACGTCGCCGGCGCTGAGGCGGCGATGCGGAGCTTCGCCCGGACCGCGCAGGCAACCGGGGCCGATGTGACCGACATCGCCACTGCGACAGCCGCGATGCAGCAGTCGATGCAGCTCGATCCGCGAGACATCGAGGCGGCGCTCAGCGGGCTTCATCAGCAGGGCAAGGCCGGCGCCGTAGCAATCAAAGATCTCGCCGGCGAACTCTCGTCGGTCCTACCCCGCTTTGCGAAGTTCGGCGGGTCCGGCCTACAGGGCATCTCCGACATCGGCGCAGCGCTGCAAATCGCGCGCAAGGGCTTCGGCAGCGCAAGCGAGGCCGCCACCGGGCTCGAGGCTCTGATGGGGGCGCTCTCGCTCAACGCGGATAAGTTCCAAGCCGCGGGCGTGAAGATCTTCAAGACGGGCAAGGACGGGAAGAAGACCTTCCGCAGCTTCGTCGACATCATCGACGCGATCGGGAAGTCGCGCCTGATGAAGGACCCGACCGCGCTCACGAAGGCATGGGGATCGAAGGAGGCCGCGCAGGCGTTCGACATGCTCGTGAACAACCGCGAGGAGCTCGAGAAGCTCTACCAGGCGGGACTCGACGCCGGCGCCGTGCAGCGCGATCTGGACACGCGCCTCCAGTCCTCGGCGGGGAAGATCGAGAAGGCGATGAACGCGGCGAAGATCTCGCTCGCCGAGGCGTTCACGCCCGAGCGGATCGAGGCCTTCGCGAACGCCCTCGGGAAGGCAACGGAGTGGTTCGCGAAGCTGGTCGGGTTCGCGGACAAGCTGGTGAGCTCCCTCGACGTGATGGACATGAGTTCGAAGGCAAACCAGGACCTCCGCGCCGAGAAGGCATCGTACGGCCTCACGCACGACGACAATGGCAAAGCGCTCAGCCGCGAGGAGGCGAAAAAGCGGATCCAGGCGGCGGCTCGCGGTGAGAAGGCTGGCGGCTTCAACATGGTCATGGCCGACACGCCAGAGCTTCGCAAACAGGCAGCCGCGATCGCCGCTGCAAAGCTCGGCCTGACCTCGACGGGCCAGGAGGATCCGTGGGCGAACAACGGCCCGGCGAACCCCACGTCGAAGTCGACCGTACGCCCAAATTCGGCCGAGGCGCTCGCGAAGGCGCAGGCCGATCCCGACATGCTCGCGCGGCTGATTGCGAAGCACATGGGCATCGAGCTGTCGAAGCTGAAGATCATCCTGCAGACCGACAGCAACACGACCGCGAAGACGGTCGCCAACGCGCCGGTGAACCGGCAGCCGGCGAAGAGGTGACGCGGTGCCGGTGATCTACTTCGAGAGCTCGTTCGGCGGCGTCCCGTTCCTGGCGGCGTCGCTCGACACCGAACGAGGCCGCGACATCGCTGTGCAGTCGCCCTCGCTCGGCGATCGGCACACGCTGAGGGACCGCGGGCTCAAGCAGCAGCGCACGACCTGCGAGATCCTGTTTATCGACCAGCCCGGCCTTGCGCCCTACACCGATCGGTGCGACGAGTTCGTGGCGCTGGCGGAGAAGCCAGAGCCGCAGATCTTCTCGCACGCGCTCCACGGCAGCTTCCGCGCGCGCGCGGGCGAGCTGACCGTGCGCGCCGACGGCGGCGCACGCGAGATCAGGGTGAGCTGCCAGATCCTCCGCGACGAGCCGCCGGAGACCGTGCTGCCAGTCGCCGGCGGCACGAACCCAGCCGCCGGCGTCGAGTCCGTCACCGCCGCCGCGGCGACAGCGAGCGAGGCGCTGCTCGAGCTCGGTGACGCGGCGGCGCCCGACCTCGCCGCGGACGCGCGGGAGGACGGGATCCGGTACGCCGAGCTCGCGGGGATCGCCGACACCGTCGCGGCCTGGAACGACGCTGGCGACGAGCTCGACAGCCAGCAGGTGTTCCTGGAGGTCGCGTCCGCGGTCGACCGGATCGACGCCCTGACCGAGGACCTCGAGCTGCTCTCCGACATCACGCGGTGGCAGGCCTACCGCGATGTCGTGCGGCTCCGGTACGAGGTGGTGCGCGCCGGCGAGGCCTTCACCGCCGCGGCGCGCAGCACGTTCGACGTGTACGTCGAGCAGCCCCGCCCGGTGCTCGCGATCTGCGCGGAGATCTACGGCGCCGCGCAGGCTCGCGAACGCGCGGAGGAGGTCGCGGCCAACAACCGCCTCCGCACGCCCGGTCGGGTTCCGGCGGGCACCACCCTCAAGATGCCGGCGGTGTCCCGGTGATCGCCAGCGTCCCGACGCACGACACCGTCTCGCTGGTGATCGCCGGCGCCGAGCTTACCGGGTGGATCTCGTACGACGTCACCGTCTCGATGCTCGATCCGGCCGACGCCTTCCGGCTGCAGCTCCCCTTCTCGCGAGAGGCCTGGGAGCTGACGCTGCCCGATCGCCCGTGCCAGGTCTTCATCGACGGCACGCCGGTCCTGACCGGCTTCATCGACTCCGCGTCGATGCCCGAGGACGCCGAGGTGATCGACATCGCCGGCCGGTGCCGCGTGGGCCGGCTCGCCGATCACTGCCCGAGCACCCTGGCCTTCGACGGCCTCGGGATCGCCGAGCTCGCGGCGAAGATCGTCAATCCGTTCTTCGCCCGCGTCACCCTGTCGAACGCGCGGAACCGCGCGATCGTCCGCGGCAAGGGCAAGAAGGCGCGCGCCGCGGCGGAGCCGGTGCGCCTCAACACGAAGGTCGGCACCACGATCGAGCCCGGGCAGACCGCATGGGCGACGCTCGAGAAGCTGCTCGATCAGGCCGGCTACCTCGCGTGGTCGAGCGGCGACGGCCGCGAGCTCGTGATCGGCAAGCCGAACTACGAGCAGGAGGTGCAGTTCTACTTCTTCCGGCCGCTCCCCGGCGGGCCCCGTGCGGCCGAGGCGACGGTGCTCGCGATGGGGATCGGGCGCGATCACGCCGACGCGTACGCGCGCGTAGTGATCGCCGGGACCGGCGTCGGTACCAACGTCTCATACGGCGCGCCGGTCGCCGGGCGCCTCGGCGAGGCGCGCAACAACCCGGCGCGCGCGGACGGCACGGGGATCGACTTCACCGTTCCCAAGACGCTGATCACGCAGCGGGCCGCTGCCTCGATCGCGGAAGCCGACGAGCTGGCCGCGCTCGAGATGGCGCGGCGCGATGCGAAGAAGCGGCCGGTCACCGTGCGGTGCGCCGGGCACGGCCAGGTGATCGCCGGCTCGTATACCACCCTCTTCGCCCACGACCTGCTCGCCCTGGTCGAGGACGAGTACACCGGCACGAAGGGCATCTACACGATCACGAGCTGCAACTACCGGAGCGCGCGCGCGGGCGCCGAAGAGACGGTGATGCAGCTCGTACCGAAGGGAACGGAGCTCAGCCGATGACCGACGTCGCCCAGCTGCGCAGCCGCACCGACCCGTTCCGCGCCGCGGTGACCGGCGCGATCCGGCGCTTCGCCGTCAAGCTGACGGTGAAGGCGCTGTGGCAGCTCGCCGGCCACACGATCGACGGCGTGCAGGAGCTCGTCCGCGCGGAGGTGTTCGGCGGGATCGGGATCGCCGCGCGGCCGCCGGCGGCCGGCAAGCCGGAGGCGATCGTCGTCATGGTCGCTGACGCTGAGAACCCCGTCGTGATCGCGGTCCGGGACGAGAAGACGCGCGCGGCGGTCGCGGGATCGCTCGCGGAGGACGAGACCGCCTGCTTCAACAGCTTGGCGATCCTCCACTTCAAGTCGGACGGCACGATCGAGGCGCGCCCCGTCAGCGGCGGTCCGCCCGTGGCGCTCGCGCTGAAGAGCGACGTGACGGCCGTGAAGACGACGTTCGACACCCACACCCACCCGGGCGTCACCGCTGGTGCCGCCGTCACCGGTGCGCCAGCAGTCCCGATGCCCGCGCCGGTCGGCACGACCACCTTCAAGGCGAGGTGATCCGATGCCCTGGGACTACCTGATCGATCCGGTGACGCGCGACCTCGTAAAGGACGGCAAGGGCGGCTTCGTGAAGGTCCGGTCCGCGCAGACCTCGGTGATGAACCAGCTCCTCGCGCACCGCGGTGAGTGGTGGGGCGACCCCGAGCTCGGCTCGCGCCTGCACGACCTGCGCGCGATGCAGGCCCGGCCCGAGGTGATCGCGCCGGAGGAGGCGCGGCTCGCGCTCGAGCGGCTGGTCCGCGCCGGCCGGATCGCAGACATCGAGGCCCGCGCGGAGTCCTCGCCTGGCCGCGTCGTCGTGGCCACGCGGTTCCGCGACACCACGAGCGGCTCGCTCGTCGAGATGAAGCTCAAGCCCGGAGGCTGACCATGGCGTTCCGCACCCCAACCCTCGACGAGCAGCACGCGACCCTGATCGCGGTCTCGAAGGCGCTGCAGCCCGACATCGACGTCTCGGATACCTCCACCGAGAACCTGTGGCTCCTGACGCAGGCCGCCGGCGTCACGGACAACCACGCGAACGTCGCTGCGGCGAAGAACGATCTCCTCCCCCAGACGGCCTCCGGCGAGATGCTCGATCGGTGGGCCGACCTCCGCGGCGTGCGCCGCAAGGGCGCGACCCCGGCGCGGAAGGCGGCGGCGCTGCGCGTGTTCGGGACGCCGACCACCACCGTCGACGACGGCACGACGTTCCGCCACGTCTCCGGGCTGCGGTTCAAGACGACCAACGGCGACGAGCTCGTCGGCCCGAGCGGGTACGTCGACTGCGATGTGGTCGCGATCGACAAGGGGAGCGCCACCCGGCTCAACGCCGGCGAGACGCTGACGATCGAGACGCCGGTGACCGGGCTCGAGGACGAGGCCGAGCTGCAGAAGGACCTCGACGAAGACGGCGAGGACGCCGAGCAGGACGGCGCGCTCAGCCCGCGCGTGGTCTCGCGCTTCCGCGATCCGCCGCGCGGCGGCACCCGGGTCGACTACGAGCAGTGGGCGCTCGAGATCGACGGCATCGCCGCGGCATACCCGTACCCGCTCCGCGGCGGCAACGGCACCGTCCACCTCGCCGCACTCCACGCCGGCAGCGGCGCCGCGCGCATCCTCGACTCGGTCGAGATCTCCGACCTCCAGGCGCTGATCGACGCGAAGAAGCGGCCGGTGAGCGTGAAGGGCTTCACCGTGCTCAAGGTGGTCGAGGAGCCCACGGACGTCGAAGTGACCGTGCTCCCCGACGGCGAGCCCGAGCACGAGTTCGACTGGGACGACACCACCCCGCCCGTCGTGCTCTCGTGGAACGCTGGGACGCGCACGCTCACCTTCGCGACCGATCGGCCGCCCTCGATGGCGGCCGGCCACCGCATCGCGATCGATCCGGCGTCGGGGAGCGGCGGCACCGGCGCCGAGCGCGTGATCGAGTCGCTGTCGAGCACCGATGCGGTCGTGCTCGAGGCGGATGACGACGGAGACACGCCGGTCGCGACCGACACCGTGTACGCGGGCGGGCCGCTGGTCGAGCCGATCCGCCAGGCGATCATCGGCCTGATCGACGCGCTCGGCACAGCGAACCCAGACGCGCACCGCTACGGCACCTGGGAGGGCAACCTCCGGCCGATCAAGATCGGCAGCGCCGCCGGCGCCGTCGACGGCGTGCTCGAGGTCGCGGTCGCGGTGCCAGCCGCGACCGTCGAGGCATCCGATCCGGCCTACCCCGACAACGGCGAGGTCGGGCTCATCACCCCGGGGCGTATCCTCGTCCGAAGGGCTCACTGATGGGCGGCCGCGGTCTCGAGCTCGCGGCGCGCGCGCGCCCGACTTTCGACGGCAGTGCGCTCGCCTTCGCGTTGCCGGACGTGGTGAGGAAGGGAGACCTCCTCCTTGTCCTGGTCGTTCGCAACGGCCCCGTCACCGCGCCCACGGGGTGGACGCAGGTCGAGACGGCGCTTGGCGCAAGCTCGCTCTTCCTCGATGCGTGGGCGCGCCTGGTTGACGACGACGAGCCCACCGCGCCCACCTGGACCTCCGCGAGCTCGCAGGAGCTACAGGGGCAGCTCCTCGTATTCAACTCCGGGACGCCGGCGATCGTTCGCGAGGCATCGGCACACGCGGCGTTCACGGCAACCTCATTTCCCGGGATTCCGGCGGGCGATTCCGTCCAAGCGATCAACCTCCTCGTCGCGGTGTACTCCACTGCTGCTGGCGTGAGCTTCAGCCACCCCGACTTCGAGTTTATCGACCTCTACACTACCGCCGTCGTGTCAACCCGGACACTGGCCGTCCGCTATCGGCGAGCCGGCGCAACTGGCTTGATCACGCCGGGCACTGGAGTTTCGCACCCGGCGGCGACCGGCCGCGCGTTCTTGCTCGTGCTCCGCGAACGGGCGCCGATCACGCCGATCGATCTCTCCGATCCGGTGCCCGGGAACATCGGGCTCCTGCCGACCTGACGTGCACCATGCCGAACCCAACGCCCAGCACCATCATCCTGCTCCACTTCGCGGAGCCAGCCGGCGTCCTGCCGTCCGACGCGGGCAACCTGGACGACCTCGGCGTCGAGACCGGGATCGCGATGCCGCCGGTCATCGAGAACACCTGGACCGGGCGCGGCCGCGCCTTCAGCGAGGCCGACGCCACCGGGCTCGTGGCCATCGACCGCGCCGGCCGGGACACGCTGCTGCAGCGCGACGTCACGGTGCAGGCGATCGTCGCGTACACGCCGAACAGCGTGGAGCAGGTGCTGATCGCCGGCGGCATCCACGACGGTACAGAGCCGGAGAACCCCGACTATGGGATCCAGTTCCTCGACGTCGGGGCGAACCTAGAGGTGCGCTGGTTCCACTCGACTCCGGGCACGCCCGGCACGATCCGCTACGCGCCGCCGGGCGTGTTCGAGCATCTGGGCGACGGGAAGTACTTCCTGTTCACAGCGACCCGCCGGTGGGAGAGCTCGAGCCTCGTCGTCGTCCGCTACTACGTCGGGCCCGAGATGGTAGCCGAGCTCGAGTGGGACCAGGGCGAGATCGGTGGCGGTACGACCGGCCACACCTCGATCGGCGCGCTGAAGACGGGCGGCTCCTGGGGGGCGCACTGGAACGGCGTGATCGACGAGCTGCTGGTCACCAACTTCGAGATGGGCCCGGAGGAGGTCCGCCACACCTGGCGCCGGCTCACCGAGTACCAGCCCGCCGGCGTCGACATGTTCGTCGGCCTGTCGCCGCCCGGCCTGCCCTGGTACGCGAACCCGGCGAACAGCCTCGGCCGCCGCGTGAAGATCGCCGGCCAGGCGATCGGCCAGGGCGTCGCCGCCGCCGAGGAGCTCCGCGCGCTGTGGCCCCCCGACGCCGCGCCGATCGCGCATATCCCGAAGTGGGAGGAGCTCTGCGGGCTGACAGCGAAGCCGCGCGACTCACTCGACGTTCGGCGCGCGCGCGTCGTGGCGTACCTGCAGCGCGAGGAGGGGTTCTCGCACCCGGCCGTGAAGACCGCGCTCGAGGGCGTGCTCGACCTCGCCAGCGACGACATCGAGATCGTCGAGTTCACGAACGAGATCCGCGACCCCTTCGACACGCTCGAGACCGAGCGCTGGATCGTGGAGCCGGAGGCGGAGTGGTCCATCGTCGCCAGCCAGCTCCGACTCGCGACAGCCGCTGGGCAGAGCGTCACCGCGGACCCGCTCCACGCGCGGCACATCCGTCTGCCGCTCGAGCGCGGGGGCAGCGGCCGCCGGCTCTTCGTGGCGGTGAAGATCGCGGCCGCGGCCGCGGCGAGCGTGCCGGCGAGCTCGGGCGTGGGGATCCTGCTCTACAACCGCGCGAGCGACAACTACCTGTGGTTCGGCGTCTACAACGACGCCGGCACGATGAAGCTCGCGTGGCAGAAACGGCTGGCGACCGTGACCTCGGCGGTCACGTTCCTCGGCGCGGCGCCCGCGGCGCCGCTCTGGCTCCGCCTGTACAACCCCCAGGCGCATGGGGCGATCAACGACACCGCCGGCGCGTTCAGGGCCGCCTGGTCGAACACCGGCCCGAGCGCGGGCTTCACGACGTCAGCGTTCGGCGCCACGGGTGTCATCGACTCGGAGTGGGCGGGGCTTGCGGCCACCGGCGGCACGCTCGGCGGCAACCTGCAGGCGGACTTCGACGACTTCGTCGCGTACTGCCCCGACGGCGACCGCACGTTCTGCTGGTACGCGTACCGCGACCCGGGGTTCGACGGCGACGCCGACATGGTCGGCGCGCGGCTGCTCGTAAACAAGATCAAGCCGGCCCACACACACGCAGCGGCGATCCGATCGAAGTCGGTCCTCTGCGATGACCTCGAGTTCGGGCTCTGCGACACGGGCCCGATGGGTGGCCTCTAGCCCCGGCGAAAATTGTCCGGACGGAGGGGCCCCCGCATGGTGCGGGCGTGGCGCTTCCGCTGTCGAGGAACCGGGACTACGGCTCGGGGACACCTGTCGCCTCCGCCGACCTCGACGACCTCCAGGACATGATCATCGCCGGCAAGTACGGCGCGATCGACATCCCCATCGACGGCGCCGCGTTCACGGTCCGAGGCCCCAACTTCGCCGCAACGATGCCTGCGTTCGGCGACCACTGGACCTTCGTAGGGTGCACGCCGCCGAACGACACGCTCGTTGCGAGCCTGCGGCTGCCGGTGGGCGTGAAGATCAACACGGTCAAGTGGCACATCAACAAGAACTCCCAGGCGTCGGGCATGGTGCTCACCGTCCGCAAGCGCAACGAGAGCGGCGGGGTCTACACGAACTCCAACGTGGACACGGTCACCGCCGCGACCAACGGTGCCAGCTACATCATCGTCACGCGTAGCCCGGGCTACCGGATCGTCGCCGGCGATGCGCTGCACCTGATCGTCTCGATCGGCCACGCGAACCACCAGTTCTCGCACGCCGTCCTCAACGTGCAGAAGGACGCGTGATGGGGGCGTCGACGCAGCCACTGCTCTCCGATGCGCAGTTCGGCGCGCTGCTCGCCGCGCTCGTCACGTTCCTGGGCTCGGTCCTCGCGACGGCGAAGTGGGCGGTCAACCGCGTGGTCAAGGCGATCGACGATTCGACGGCCGCACGCGCCGGCGATATCGCGGCGATCGCCGAGCTCCGGGCCGCGCTCATCGAGCTGCGCGGCGTCGTCCAGGAGGGGCGCAACGACATCCGCGAGCTGCGCGCGATCGCCGAGCGCCTCGCCCCGCTCGAGCGCCCGCGCGTCCCCACCAGCCCCGTCGGTGTGCCGCGCCTGCGCCACGCCGACGACCCCGACCCCGATCGCTGACCGAAAGGATCCCGATCCGCCATGCCGACCGCCATCCGCAACCTGATCGCCTATGCCGTCCTGATGCTGACCGTCGCCATGATCGTCGCCACGATCATCTCGGCCGCCGCCGGGTGCAGCTCCGTCCGCGATGCCTCGCGCGAGGTTGCTAGCGACGTCGTCGACTGCACGACCGTGCACGTCCACGAGCACGCGAGCCAGTACGGAGCTCTTCTGGAGGCCGCGCTCCTGGCGGCGACGCAGCTGGACGGCAGCGTCGACTGGGCGCCGATCCGCACCGTGGCGAAGTCATTCGCCGCGGAGACCGGCGGGTGCGTGCTCGCTGGCGTTGTGCAGCGCGCGCTCGCGCCGCGACCGCCGCCGGCAACCGTGCTACCCCAGGTCGCGCCGCTCGTGCCCAACCCGGCCTCGGTGCGCGCGGGCTTCGACGAGCTCCGACGCGAGCAGTTCAACGGGCGGCGGTTCCGCACCGATCTCGGCGTCCTGTGATGGCGCCCGAGGCACGCGCGGAGGCCACCGGCCTACTCGTCGACGGTCGCCACGTCGAGATCCCCGGGCTCACGATCCTCGGCCCTGGGGACGCATCGTGGGTGCGGCTCGAGGCGCGCGACT